AATGGCAAAAAGTAAAATACCAAACTATACCGTCATTAAAGACACCAGAGAACAGGATGGGTGGTCGTTTTCAGAGTACGACAAATGTAGCGGTATGCAAATAGAAACCCTACACACGGGCGACTATACTATGAAAGGATTTGAAGATATTGTTTGCATCGAAAGAAAAGCGTGCGCATCTGAAATAGCCATGAATCTAGGCAGAAAAAAAGTACCATTTCAGGCGGAAATGGAGCGAATGAAAGATTATAATTTTTCTTTCATAATTTGTGAATTTGACATGGATGATGTTTTAAAATATCCTGAAAATTCTAGGGTTCCCAAAAGCGCTAGATCAAAAGTCAGGGTTACTGGAAAATATTTATTAAAATGCCTATTAGAATTTCAAATTTGGTATGATACCAAAATAATATTCTGTGGTAATAAAAACAATGCTTTTCTAGTGTGTAACAGTCTGTTTAAGCGGTTAAATGAATTATTTCACAAAGAGGACAAGGACCATGAATAAAAGAAGTACTTTTTCTTCTATGGCCGAAGAGGCCCATGCCCATAGTCTTATTATCGATAAGCGCGAGATATTTCTTCATGGCAGCTATTCTCCAGATGATGGAGATCCGGGCGTGGATTGGCGCATGGCAAACACTTTGGTTAAAAATCTTAGGATTCTAGAAAACATATCGTCAGATGATATATTTATTCATCAGATGAGTATAGGTGGAGACGAAGAAGCTGGATATATGATGTACGACGCTATAAAAAATAGCAAGTGCCACATCACTATATACACCCATGGGGTTGCCGCATCCATGGGTTCTATTGTGCCTCAAGCCGCAGACCATAGAATCACAATGCCAAATTGCTGCTGGCTCATTCACAGAGGTACGACAGGTATCGGACCACACCTTACAAGAAAGCAAGCAAAATCTTGGTCTGCTTGGGAAGACTTCTGTGATAAAAGAATGATAGATATATATGCGGAAAAATGCAAAGAATCACCATACTATAAAAACAAAAAAGAGTCGCAAGTTCGATCAGACATAAAAAGAAAGCTTGATATGAAAGGTGATTGGTTCTTAACCCCAGATGAGGCAGTTGAATATGGATTCGCTGACATGGTAAATAGTTAATGATATCAAATGCTCAGAAGTTGCAAGATGCTTGGCTAAATATAGAGGTTGACGAATCCTCTTTGTTTAACCCAATGGAATTTGTGTTAGAGGGCGCCACTAGAGATGAGCTTCTTGAAAGAATAGCTTGGCTCATGATGCGTCCAGAATATTTCTCATTCGCTTGTAAATATATTCTTAATATTGAGCTTTCCCCTTTTCAGGCTCTTCTGCTACACGAAATGTGGAATAGAAAGTTTCCCATGCTTATAGGAAGTCGTGGTATGGGTAAATCATTTATGCTTTCTGTTTATCCTCTACTAAGGGCACTATTCATGCCAAGACGTAAGATTATTGTCGTCGGTGCCGCCTTTAGACAGTCAAAAGTTTTGTTTGAGTATATGGATACAATTTGGAAGAACGCGCCAATCTTAAGGGATCTGTGCGGCACAAATAGCGGTCCACGGCGTGATGTAGATAGATGCGTCATGCATATAAACCAAAGCACGATCACATGTCTACCTCTTGGTGATGGCTCGAAGATTAGGGGTCAGCGCGCTAACGATATTATTGCTGACGAATTTGCGTCTATACCTCGTGATATTTTTGAAAATGTTGTAGCGGGTTTTGCTGCCGTTGCCGCATCACCAATAGAAAAAGTAAAAAGCAAAGCCAAAAGCAAAAAAGCAAAACAGCTTGGTATAGATATTGATGACGAAAAAAAGAACACGATCATGGAAAAGTCTAACCAAATTATTTTGTCTGGAACTGCCTATTACGACTTCAATCATTTTGCAGACTATTGGAAAAGATATAGACAGATAACCAATAGCAAAGGAAGTCCAGCTTTACTAAAAGAAGTTTTTGGTCAAGAGCCGCCCCCAGAGTTTGACTGGACTGAGTATTCTGTAATTCGTATGCCCGTTAGTAAGCTTCCAGAGGGCTTTATGGATGAGGGCCAAGTTGCTAGAGCAAAAGCGACAATTCACTCTGGTATATACAATATGGAGTATGGGGCTTGTTTCACCACTGATAGTCAGGGGTTTTTCAAAAGAAGTCTTCTCGAAGGCTGTACAACATCTCCCAGCAAGCCTATTATTTTAAATTCTGGCGAAGTTTCATTTGAGTCTATGCTTAAAGGCTCCTCTGACAAAAAATATGTTTTCGGAGTTGACCCCGCTTCTGAAGTCGATAATTTTAGTATAGTTGTATTGGAGGTCC